CACGCTGCTGACTTCTGCAGCTACCGCTTGCGTGGTGCGCGTCGTGTTCTTCAATACCAACGCCGGGGCGCAGACGGTTACCTTGACCGATAACACGGCGACGCCAATCAATGCCGTGCTCACGTTTTCGATTCCAGGGCTGTCGAATCTCATCGAAGATCTGGGAGGCGGGGCATTCAATCTCGGCGTGAAATGGTCGGCCGGCGGAACTGGAGTCACTGGCTACGTGGTGGCTTACCAATGAAAACCCCCTGGATTGTCTTCGCCGTTGCGCTGCTCACTCTGGCGGGCCTTCCATTCTGGTTTCAACCCTCGACGCACGCCGAAGTGAACAGTACGACATCGGCGGTTTCGCAGCTTGGAACCTGGACCATGCAGCCGGGAAACACGCCGAATACCAGCGCCTGGCTCACGCAGAATAACCCGGTCGCTACAGCGGGCAACGCTTTAACCTCGGCGGCGAAGGCGACCGTTACGACATCGGTCAACGTGAAAGCCTCGGCCGGAAACGTCTACGGCGTCTTCGCGTTGAACGGCGCCGCCTCGACTTGCTGGGTCCAGTTCATCAATTCTGCCTCGACCGGCACGCTCGGAACCGGGGTTATCTTCTCGATTCCGCTGCCGGCTTCGACTACGCAGCCCGTATATGTGCAACCGGCGCCGTTTGCGCTCTCCAATTTCGCTGCCGGTATCGCGGTGGGCATCGCAACCACAGCTACAGGCGCGGTAGCCTGCGGCACAGCGGGCAATCTCACGGTGTTTTTTCAATGACCTGGTTACACGTCGTCGGCTGGATGATGCTGGCGATTATCGCCGGCCTGGTGGTCTTGTGCATCGCCGTCGAAATCATGGAAGCGCGGCGCTGCGACCGCCTGGCGCTGGAAATGCGCGGGCATGTGAACCGGGAGTGAGCAAGATTGCTCACGCCTAGGCACACGCCTAGTATCATTGGCAGGCGATTTGCAGGCAGGATGGGGTAAGGAGAACTCATCCGATGAGCAGTGCTGTTGCCCGAGTCCAAACGTTTGAGCATTTCCAGGAGATCGAATTGGCCGAACAAGCACAAGCGGATTTTTTCACCGTCGCCGACCGGCGCGAGCAGATGAAGCAATCGCTGATGCTCGAAGATATCGTCAAGCGCATGGACAAGGCCGAAACCGCCAGCCTGGCTCAGGTCGCCAATCACGAAACGCGCCTGGCGTCACTCGAAACCACCCGCAACGTGATCCAGGGCCAAGGCAAGCTCATGCTCACCTTGGTCGGTCTGGTGGCGGCCCTGGTGGGCTCTGGCATCCATGTGCTGTTCGATTGGCTGCGCCCGAAATGACCCGCTTAAGGAGACTTGCGTTATGCCGTTGCTGATTCAGATCGTGATTACGCTGGCGATTGTCGGGCTGGTGCTATGGGTGTTGCAGCAGATCCCCATGGACGCAACCATCGCTCGCATCATCCGGGTGGTAGTCATTGTCGCCGTCTGTATTTACCTGTTGCTCCTACTCGCCTCTTTGGCCGGTAGTGGCGTGAGCCTGTTTCCTGGTCCTTATCACCGCTGATGCAAGACCTGATCGAAGCCGCGCTCAAAGTCGCCGACGCCACGCTCGACGCCCTGGGCGTCCAGCTCGACGAAGCCACGGGCCAGTATTATATGGACGAGGTCACAGTCAAAAAGTGGGTGCTCGGCGACGGCGGCTCATCTGGCAATTGCGAAGACTGCGAAGACAACGCGACGGACGGGGATATCGACATGGATGCTTTGTTTTCGAGCGGCCACGATGAACCGCCAGCCCATCCGAATTGTACCTGCACGGTGGAATATCGAGACACGCGCAAGCGCGTTTATATCTGAGGGGTTCCGTGCGCGCGAACGGGAGTTGTGAGTGTCTTCTCAACGCTCCATCCACGCTTTAGACGAGTGTAGATCGTATCCCACATAAGGCCGGTTTCTTCCTGCCATGCGGACTGAGGCTGCGTTCGTCCATTGAAGGTGATAAGGCGATTCGTTCGCGTGTTTCGGCGCTGTTCTGTCCGCGTGGCCCATTTGCAGTTGCCGGGCTCATAATTACCGTTATTGTCTTTGCGCTCTAGCGAGTACTCAGGGCCGGGCCGTGGACCCATATCGCGCAGAAAGGTTGCAAACGAATGTCGCCATTGATCGCACACCGTAATGCCCCGCGCGCCGTGGTTTCTGTACGTCACCTGATTCTTGGCGTAGTAGCAGCGTGCTCTCATGGCTAGCCACGCGATATACTCCGGTTTGCGGACTCGTTTCGGCATCAACGAAATTAGTATTGCACAATTACGCACCTTTGTAGTAGACTCTTTTGTGTCGCCTCCCCCAAGCGAAAAAAGGAGAATACCAAACAACATGCAAGCACGTTTGCAAATCGATCAGACCATCACTGCGCCGGATCTGGCCCAGGCTCTAGCCGATGAGCAAGGAACATTTTTGGTGCAGCAAGGGGGGCAGTCCTACATCGCGGTTTCGAAAGCGGGTCATTCGATTGTCTCGCTCAAGCCGGTAGGGCCGCGCGTCCCGACTCTGAATATCGGAGCTAGTCCGGAGAATTGGTTTGTGACCAAGGTATCGGAAGGCACCGAGTTCGCCAGCGAGCGGCTGGAACAATCCCAACGGGCTCGCGGTTAAATCGAGATCCCGAGCCGCGGCGGGCGCCCGCGGGGCAGCACAGGGGAAGGGCGGGAGTTTCGGGGATAGATACTGCCGCCCCTTTTATCATCGGGGGAGAATCAAAACATGAAGATCACGATGGAATCGACTTCGCAGATTGTCAACGCGTCGGGCCTGGACTGCCGGGTCTGGGAAGGTGTCACTGAGCGAGGCGTCAAGGTGCATGTGCTGGTAACCCGCGTGGCCGTGCACAAGGATCAGGATTGCTCGCAGTTCGAGGCGGAACTGAAAGAGCAACGCGCCCCCACGGTCGAGGCGCAGCAAGCCTTTCCCGCGAGGATGATCCTTTGAAAACGAATTGCTTGATTACGCAGCGGGTCGCCGGGCCCTGCCACAGATGCTCCAGCCACGTGGAAGGCGCGCACATCGTCTCCGGCAAAGACGGCTTGGCGATGGTGCTGTGCCGGGATTGTTGTCCAGAGCATGGCGCAAAACGCAAAGCCATGGGAGCCTCGCAAGGCAATGAGCCAGCCGAAGAAAAGCAAGCGTAAGCCGGTGCGCGGGCCGGCCGATTGCGGCAAGTGCAAAGACGGCTACCGCGAGGCGTTGACGACCAAGCACTATACCGGAGTGATGTATTGCTTGTGCGAAAGAGGCCAGTGGCGACACCAACTGGCGCGAAAACGAGAGTATGCCGACCGAACTTGAGCGCGTGGACAGCGAGATAGCGGAGTGCGAGGCGCTGCTACGAAACGGGCATCCCGACGTCCAAGGCTTGACCATGGCGCTCAAAGATTGGCGCACGGAACGGCGGTTGATCTACAGCGGTTTCCTTCAGCGCAAATCGCAACTCGGAGGCCGCTACGGATTCGAGCCGTTGTGGATGCCCGATTGGCTGTATCCCTTCCAACAATCCCTCGTGAACTGGGCGATGCTCAAAGGTCGGGCAGCGATTCTGGCCGATTGTGGGTTGGGCAAGACGCCGATGTTCCTCGTGTGGGCTGAAAATATCGTCCGCAAGACCGGAAAGCGCGTGCTAGTGCTCACGCCGTCCGCTGTCGGGGCTCAGACTGTCCGCGAGGCCAATAAGTTTGATATCGAGGCGCAGAAGTGCTCAGACGGCAAGATCCACGCTGGCATCAACGTCATCAACTATGAACGGCTGCACCACCTGAATCCAAGCGATTTTATTGGTGTGGTGGCGGACGAATCGAGCATCCTTAAAAACTACGCGGGTAAGCGACGTTCTCAGATAACCGAGTTCATGCGCCAGATGCCCTATCGATTGCTGGCTACTGCGACGGCGGCGCCCAATGATCACATCGAACTGGGTACGTCATCGGAAGCTCTCGGCGAACTCGGTTATCTGGACATGCTGAGTCGGTACTTCAAGAACGATCAGAACACGATTCAACCGATGCGGCGGCACATCATTGGCAAAAACTTCCGCGACCCGAAGCCGCTAGTTGAAAAGTGGCGATTCAAAGGGCACGCGGAGATTCCGTTCTACCAGTTCGTGTGTTCCTGGGCTCGAGCCTGCCGCAAGCCGTCAGACCTGGGATTCCCCGACACCGGCTATCCGCACGGCGATTACAAGCTAACCGAATTGATCGAGCGTGAGCACGTGGTCGTGGCAAATAGCCTACCCGATGGATTCCTCTTTCCAGTGCCGGCGATCGGGCTGAAGGAACAGCGCGACGAATGCCGACGCACCATCGAAGAACGCTGCGAGAAAGCGGCGGAATTGTGCTCCGAGCGAAAAGGGCAATCGCTCATCTGGTGTAACCTCAACCCGGAAGGAAAGCTCTTGCGCAAGATCGTGCCGAACTGCGCGGAGATCGCCGGCGACACGCCGGAAGAAAAGCGCGAAGAATTGTTTGAAGCCTTCGCCTCAGGCCAACTACAGCGGATCGTTACCAAAGACAAGATCGCCGGATGGGGCTTGAATCTTCAGAACTGCGATCATATGACGCGGTTTCCAACAAACAGCTACGAGGCTTACTACCAAGGCGTTCGAAGGGCGTGGCGATTCGGGCAAAAGAACGATGTCACGGTGGACATCATCAGGACGGAAGGGGAAGAGTCAGTCATGGAAAACATGCGACGGAAATCCAAACAGGCCGACAAAATGTTCACGTCGCTGGTTGCTCAGATGCACAACGCGATGGGTGTCGAGACGGGATCGACTTTTACAAAAGTCGAAGCAATTCCGGGGTGGCTATGAGCGTTAGGGAGCAGGAAGTCACGGAGCGTTATGCGGCCTATTCTGGCGATTGCATCGAAGTTATGCAGGGTTTGCCGAAAGAGTGCATCCACCTGTCCACGTACTCGCCGCCGTTCGGCGGTCTGTTTCAGTACAGTTCCGATCCCCGCGACCTGTCGAACTCGCTGGATTACAAGCAATTCTTCGAACACTACGAATACGTTGTGAGCGAACTGTTTAGACTCACCTTGCCAGGCCGCATGACGGGCGTGCATTGCATGGACATCCCCAGCGGCAACACCGGCTCCGATCACCTGGTGGACTTTCCGGGCGACATCATCCGGCTTCACGACAAGATCGGATGGAAATACATTGCGCGCTACGCGATCTGGAAAGAGCCGCTCGCAGTGCGCAACCGGACCATGGCAAAGAATCTGGCCCACAAGACCATCGTGGAAGATTCTTCGCGTTGCAGTGTGGCCTCGGCCGATTACCTTCTTATCTTTCGGCGCAAGGGAACAAACAAAGTGCCGATCAGACATCCTCAGGGCCTACTGACCTACGCGGGTTCGCGCAAGATGCCAGCCGAATTGCTCCGCTACAAGGGATGGACGGGAAACCAAATCGAGAACCGCTACTCGCATTGGATCTGGCGGCAGTACGCCTCGGCATTTTGGGACGACATCCGCATTGACCGGGTAGTTCCGTTCAAAAAAGCGAAGGATGAGAACGACGAGAAGCACATCCACGTCCTTCAACTGGATGTGATCGAACGCTGTCTCCAACTGTGGAGCAACCCGGAGGAGAACATCTTGACGCCGTTCATGGGCGCCGGTTCGGAAGTGTGCGGGGCCATCGTGAACAATCGCCGCGGTGTGGGGGTAGAACTGAAACCCTCGTATTACCAGCAAGCGCTCTCGAACATCCAGCGCGTGATCGCCAACAATGGATGGGGCGATCTGGATAACCAGGAACGGCTAGACTTCAGCGCGGAAGAGGGGCTCGGGGCGGAAGTCGAAGTAGCGTAGGCGTTCCACGGGAAACAACAGCTTTTCCAGAGGCTAAACCTCCAGATCCTCAATGATCGCCGCTGCTGTCAGTCCGTTCATTTCCCGGATTCCCAGCGCCTGAAACCGGGCGCGCGCCTTCTCCTTGAACAGCTCTCCGCCGTGCCGTAAGGCCCGCCGGATTCCCCGCTCTAAGACGGTTCCCCGATACTTCCGCATGTAGGCCGCGCGGCACGAACGGCAGTAGCGTTGACCCTCGGTTGTCTCGTTGGTCTC